CAGTTCAGCTATCTGCTGCGCCCGGCGCTGCTCCTCCGTGGCGAACTGCTGCGTAATGCGGACGCCTTCTTGCAGCAGCTTGTCCCGCTCACGCTGCGCCGCGGCAAGCGAGTCGAGCCGCTCTTTTTCAGCCTGCGCGGCAGCCGCGTTCGCACCACTGGCCTCTGCCGCGGCACGGTTGTATGTCTCCTGCTCTATCGCACCTTGCGCGAGCAGCCGGTCGAGCCGATCAAGCTCTGTGGCGCGACGCTCTTCCGCGGTGCGGTTCGCCTCCGTGACGCGGGCGCCTTCTGCAAAGACGGCCGCTTGCTCCTGAGCGGCTGCAGTCAGTCGCTCAAAGTCTGCCGCGAACTGTGTCGCACTCCCGCCGTCTCGCAGGGTATTGATCAGTTCTTCAAACTGGCCGGCAACCTGCTCTTGGGCACGACCAGCCGCCTCGCTCGAGCCCTTGAACTTGTCAAAGACGCTGGTGAGCTTGTCGGCTTCAGTTCCCAGCCCGACGAGCGCACGCTGGACGGGATCGAGCTTGAAGCCCGAAGCGTCGGCGGAAATCCGCATCGCGAGTGACAGGACGTTCGCCACGGTCAACCACCTTCAAGATTCGCCTTTAGTTGCTGCAAAACGTCAATGATCTGATTCGTATGTTGCGGCGGCTTCTCAATCGGGACGAAATCTGAAGGGCTCGGTGCCTTCCCCTTGCCCGAATACGGCGCGAGCATCGCCGACACGATCAATCCTGTCTGCTGCCAGTGGTTGGGAATCGCCTCGTAATACCGCGTGTAAGCCATCCACTCCGCGAGTTCACGGCAGGACATCCGCCGCTCTATTTCGCCTACCGTCATCTTCAAGTGGCCCGCCAGACGAAACAGAAACTGTCGCGTCGGGCGGAGGTTCAGTTTTTTGCGAGTGCCTCGACATCCTCGTTCGTGACGGCGTTGTGCTTCATCGCCAGGTCGAACAACCGACTCATCACCTTCACCGACTTCGTGCCGAGTTTCTCGACCTGATCATGCGTGAAGAGCGCCTTGCCGTCCTTGTCGCAGATGCACCGGACAAGCAGCTTCGGGCGCCACAATTCCATCTTTTCCTTTTTCTCAGCGAACTCCCGCTGGTACGCCTCCATTTCGCCCACGCTCATCACGCGGACGTAGACAGTTCCGCCCCACTCGCGAACCTCTACAGGTATGAGGTTCTGATCATTCGCCGCGAAGATGCCATCGGCTGTCAGGTCTACCATTGCAATCACTCCAAGACGATTTTGTAGGTGCCTTTGTGGCGCCACACGTCATTCACTTTGGCGCTAATGTCAAGCGTCTGGCAGATAGCCTTGCATGACAGATTGACCGTGATGACGGTTGCCGTTGCCGTGGCGACCTGTGCGGTTCCGCCAACGGCCAAGACAGCCTTACGGCCCCACTGATTGGTACTGTTCAGCGCGGTTCCAAACGCCGTGATCTCAATGGACCCAGCGTCCATCGACCAGTACGCCGTGCCGGCAGTGCCGCCACGGCCTTGCGGCAGACCGCCGCCCACGAGCCACTTGATCTCGGTGATGTCACCGAGAGCGGTTCCGCCCCAGCTGGCCGTGATTCCTGACGTGACAATAGCGGCCATGACGGACTCCCGTCAGGCTCAACGCGCAATCGTGATGACAGCCTGCCCGCGGATGGCGTCGTTGGTCGCCAGCGTGAGAGACGAACTCGCCACGGTGTAGTAGGACGCGGTGGTTCCACCCAGGAAGACCGTGTTGCCCGCAACGCTGATGCGATACGTGCCCGTCGATGCGTCGCTGATGACCACGGAGCCGATGTAGTCGAACGTGAACTGACGCCCGCTGCCACCGTCCTCTGCCGCTGCGACAAGCGGACGCTGCATCGTTGCGGCCTGCTCGCCGGTCGTCTGGCCGAGGTGGGCGATGTCGATGGTCGCGTCAGCGCCAGCGCCAGGGTTCGTGAACGCGATGGCGATGTTGGTGACGGTGTACTGGTTCGCGCCGAGGAACAGCTTCGTTCCCGAGCTGGCAACCGCAGTATCGTGGGGCGTGGCGAAATCAGGCACGGTGATCTCCTGTTATTCAGACTGCCAGAGGATGCTGTACGTTTGCGTGACCGAATACACGGGCGGTAGGTCGCCGCCAGCCAGCTGCACAAACCCGTCGGATTCGCTCTGCAGGCTCACGATCGACACGTGCATGTAATTTCCCACGCCGCCCGCGAAACCGTTCAGAACCGCCCGCACGCGGTCGGCAATCTGTCTTACTGCCGCATAACTCTCGGCATAGATATCGACCGCCAGCGAAACCGAGGGCATTCCCAGCGGGCCTCCAAGCGTCATTTCGCGGGTCACGTTTGACCGCCGCCAGGTGGCAAACGGCAGGGCCGCAGAGGCTGGGGCGATGACCGGGTAGATCCGGCCTCCCAACAGGGCCGCCACGTCTGGGTCGTTTTCCAGTTGGTCCATCACCAGCTGCTCAGGGATTTTCGTCATGGCGTGATGGTCCCCTGTGACGAGCGGCTGATGGTGCTGATTGCCTGCTCAAGCGTCAGGCGTAGTTCGCGCTGGAGGATCTCCGCAATCGCCTGTTGGGACTCGCGGAACGCCGTCTCGACGGGAGGGCGACCACCGAGGCCACCGGGACGCATCGGCGGGATACGGATCGGATCTCTCGACTTCTTGAAAAACGCTTGTGGATAGGGCGGGTTGGTCTGCACCGTCTTTCCGTCTTGGCTAGAAATCTTGAAGGGTCCGAGTTTGCGAAAACTTGATGCGTAGTAGTACCCGGCAGCCTTGAAGTTCTGGACGGCGTGCCCGGCAACGGCGTGCCCGCCAATCTGATGTGCCCGCACGGCAAACGTCTTGCCCTTGCGGGTCATCTTGTATTCGCCACGCTGAAATGCACCGCGAGAAAACCCACTGCGGCTGTAGGCCCTCACGGCAGTCATCTTGTCAATGAGCCGCTCGTCAGTACCGTTTTCGAGCCACCACTGATGAAACGCCCGGTCTGGCCCGGCTCGAACACTTCCGCCGGCTGCACTAGCAGATGATTCACTTCCGGCGCGGTTGTATCCAATGAGCCCGACTGCTGCGCCGTCCTTGGGGTACTTCACGACCTTTGAACGCGCCGCCCGCCGGAGGTTTCCGGTCGGTCCCTGTGGCGTTACATCACGGAGTTTCTCAAGCGCCGGCCTTACGGCCTTTTCGAGAGCCGCCTTTATCGCCGTCGCCTGTTTTGCCTTGTCTTGAAATAGGCTCCCGAGCGCCTGCTGCATGTTGCGCAGTTCCTGCTGGTCGATGGTGATTTGAATGAACGACATCAGTCCACCCTCTCGGTGCAGAGCAGTTCGTGTTCGCTGCGGTTGGCGTGCTCCAAGCAGGACGCGATCTCGAGGATGCGGCCCCGCCACGAAACCCGCATGGTTGAGTTGAGCCCGTCGAGATACCGCATTCGCACGCGGTGCGTGATCTCCGTCTGCTGCTGGCCGCTCGTCAGGAACTCGCGGGCCGATATGCCGTCAACGCTGGCCCAGCGTTCAGCGAACGTGCCCCACGTCTGCGTAGTCTCGCCCAGAGCGTTCCGAGTCTCGGTCGCCTGCTGGACGATGATTCGCTCACGGAGTTTGCCGGGATCAATCGCCATACATCACCAAGGTCCAGGCCGACGTGCCCGCCGTGGTGGAGATCGAGAACGACGCCGTCTCGAACGCTTCCGAAACGGCAACCTGACCGGCACGAGAATAGAGCGTCCAATCGCCGGTCCCGTCGCACTTAACGCGGCCCGCGGCGTCTGCAGAAAACGCCGCCCGGCTCACGCTTGAAAACGACACGGCAGACCCAGCGGAATCCTTGTACGTCGTCGGAGCCACGGCAACGCTGACCGCAGCTGTGCCGCACGTGCCTGTCACGATGGCGATTTTTCCGAAGTCGTATTCGGCCGCGTGCTGCAGCGTGATCGTCTTCACTGCCCGCACGCCGGTCGCCGTGGTCGAGTCGGCAAACTGCACGTCGATGGCGAACTTGCCGAGTACGCTCACAGGTATGACCCCCACTTCGCAGAGTCGAGAAGGCTTTTCACGCCGAACGGAATTTCCGTCATGGAAATACCATCGGCCGCCATTCGTCGCTCATACCAGTAGCCAACGAGCCAGAGGATAGCGTTGCGAATCCGCTGCTCAACGTCCGTGCCGTCCTCGCCCTTGCCGCCCCACCACGTCACCGTGACGGCGTTGTAATCCATCAGGTGCGAGGGCCATGAGCCGTTGTAGAGCGTGCGGATGACGCCGGGCACGCTGTCGCGATCAACCCGGTACTGATTCGCCGCCAGAGTCGCCGTGGTCTGGTTCTCGAGCGTGTACGTCACCGTCACCGCCGTGTAGGCCGTATGCGTTGCCATCGGCGGCCGGGGCAGTTCGACTTCGTTCGTGGGGAACGAGTCGAGGGTCATCATGTACCGCGTGTGTACGAACGTCTCATCACAGTAGGCCGCACACCACTCGCGGGCCGCAGTGATGAGCGATGCGATGTAGGCGTTGTCGGCGTCGGTATCGACGCGGCAGTGTGCCTTTGCATCGGCCAGGCTGACGGGCTCAACCTTCGGATGCGTCAGGGTCTTGATGCTTCGATACCGCACGTCGCGTAGTCCTTCGTGGTGTCACGTCGGCCCGTTCCGCGACGGGTTCGACCGCTGCCGTCTCAATCAGGTCCAGTTGTTGGTCACGCTCCGCGATGCCGTCACGAATCAGACGGACGGCGGTCGTGTCTTCACAATCAACCAGCGTGCCGACGCTATACGTCGAGTAGTTCTTCAACAGTCTTATTTTCACGATTCACCTACATTCCATGCAGTTGGTGGCTTTCCGTTCTCGGTGTAGTCGCCCACGTATTGGAAAACAGGGCTCCTGAGATCCTTGCCGGGCCACACGCTGACCCACTCGCCATGCCCGATCGTCACGCGAGGCGTCACGTAGACGCGGTTGCCGCCGCGGCGGAACTGCCGCCAGAACCAGATGTCGGCGTCTACCCGGCCGTCACCGAACTTTCCCTCGGAGTTCGGATGATCTTGAAACCACGGTTTCGGCGTTCGCTTGAGGGCTTTCGTGCTGATGAGCGTGCAGCCGAAGTGAGCGGAATCCACCTCCTGCACGGGCTCCGCGAACCACGACATATCTAGTTCGGTCTTGCCGCCTGGAGGCGGATTGTCGAGCGTGCCGGGCAGCGTGAACATGGGACGACCGTCCTCACGTTTCACCTGAATCGGCGCGATCGCGTCGCACTGGAATGCCATTGCCAGCGACACGATCGCCTCAACGTCTTTGCGACACCAAAACGAATCCATGTCGGTGCACAGGATGTATTCGGTCGAGTCCACGAACTGCTCGAGGCACCGCTGCAGGACCGGACCCCACAACGCTCCCTGCCCCAGCGTGGGGCGAATGCCGAGCGGCATGAGGGCTTGTGCCCATCCGAACATATTGGCAATCGGGCCGAACCGCGGGCCAGACATCACGCACTCGATCCGCACGTCTACGTCCGTACTGCCGACCTTGACGATCATGTTTTGCCTCAAAACGAGAATGGCGGGCGCGACGTTATGCCGCACCCGCCATTCAGTGTCTTCAGGCTGTCAAGTATCAGCCGCTGTACTTCGCGAGGGCGCCCATCTCGGAGGCCGAATCGGGGCCAACCTCGGCCTTGCCGAGCCGCGCCACGATGTTGGTCGCGAGCGAGCCGACCGCAGAGGCGTCAACCTTGACGTACCGCTGCTTGCCGCGGAGGTCGAGGTCCAGACGAACGACCGACGCCTGGCTCGTAACCGCAACGCTGGCGGCCGGAGCCGACACGGTGTAGACGGAAGCCGTGGCCGCCGTCGTGTCGCCCTGGTAGAGGGCCAGCGAGTTCAGGACCGACGCCGCGGTGTGCGACGCCGTGGACGACTTCGCCACGACCACGTCAACCGAGGCGTAGGCGAAACCGAGCGTGTCGATCGTGATGGTCGCCGTGCCGGCCGTGCCCGCCGCCGAGTCACCCACAACCGTCTTCGTGGCTTCGAGATGATTCACGTTCACTGTCTCCTAGAGGGTCAAAGGGTTTGTTGGTCAGGCGAACTTGAGACCGACGAGCGGACCGGCCTTGCTTGTGTCGCCCAGGTCGTGAGCGACCATCGCGACGCGAGCCGTGGCGAAGGTGAGCAGCTGGTCGTACTCGATGAACCGGCTGGCATCCGTCTTGACGCTGATGTCACGACGCACGCCGTAGGTAGCGGCCTGCGACAGGTCACCGAACAGGCAGGCGATCTTGCCCGTGGTGCCCGTCAGGCCCGACTCAAGCGGGTGGCACAGCACGACCGGGAAGCCGAGGAACTGGAGGCCAGCCCCGCCGGCCACGTCGGCCGCGTTGTTGCCCGCGGTGCTCACCATGAGGCGAAGCATTGAGGAGCCGTAGCCGGCCGGCGAGATGTACCACTTGGCATTCCGCCGGGCGTACAGCGGCAGCTTGGCCACCGTGTTGGAGAAGTCCGCCAGGAGCAGCTCCTCAAACTGGTCGCGGCTGGAAGTCGCCTGATAGATGCTGGCCGAGTGGGTGCCGTCGTTGATGGCGACCGCGACACCCGTGGTGCCGTGGTAGTTGCCACCGTTGCCGGTCCCGATGAAGCCGCTGTTGTCGAAGGCTTCGGCAAACGCCTGAGCCACCTCGACCGCCATCGCGTCCGCAAGGTCGATGACCGAGTCCTCGACCAGCGACATCGGAACGCGGTTGTCCACGCCCCACAACTTCGCGACCAGCTGCACGTTGTCGAAAGTGACGTTCGTCGAATCGGGGGCAGCGTTCTCGCCGATCGGCTTTGCCGACAGGCCACCGACGCGGCGGGCGATCAGCAGCGTGTCGCTGTTCATCGTGACCGTGCGAGCGTTGGCCGGGAACGCGCCGAACTCCTCAACGAGCCGGATGATCTCGCTGGACAGTTCGGGATTGGTCAGGACACCGCCGAGCGAGTTGATGCCGCCAGCCTGGGCACGGCTTTCGACGCCGTGATCAAGGCACCACCGACGGGCCTCCTCGTCACCCAGCAGCGAAGCCTTGATGCTCATGCCGGCACGATAGGCACGCTCTTCGTTCTTGAAGCCCTTGAGGGGGCGATGCGACGCGGGCACGGCGAAAATCTTGCGGCTTTCCACGGCGGGAGCCTCCTCGGGGGTGACAGTCTCGATCTTCTTGGCCGGGGCACCGCGCTCCAGCACGGCACGCAGTTCGACTTCCTTGGCCTGCACGCGGGTCAGGAACTCGATCCGCTCGCGGAGCTTGTCGGCGCGAGTCTCAAGCGAACGCAGGGACGCCTCTTGCTCCTCAGACATCGGAGCGGCGGCCTCTTCGCCCTCGGGGGCGTCCTCAGTCATCGCGGACATTTCAGCGACAACAGCGGCCAGTTCGTCGAGCAGTGCCTTGATCTTGTCCACGGTGTGGGCTCCTGTGTTCGGGCTGCGGCGTCAGTCGCCGTCTATCCCGAAACTACGGGGCGCACCTTGAAACCATGCAGTTACGCACGGTCGGCAGTAAACGACTTTCGTCTGATCACGGTGCCGTGGATGATCTGCTTGTCGGTGTTGCCACACCGGCAGCACCGCAGATAGCGGGTCTGGTATTCGCCAGACCGCTGCGACGACGCCACGGCCAACCGGCCGGCACGGCATCGCGGGCACGAATCGCCACTAGCGGCCATGCTGCCTCAGGAACTCTTTGATTTCGCTGATCCGCCCGATGGTCCCCGTGTGCTTCGCGACGATGAACGCCTGACGCTGGAGGTACTGATCGTAAGACCGCTGGGCGACCTTCACGTCAGCGTCCGGGTACGCAGGGAACGTCACCGGACCCACGTCAATCAGCGAGTCAATCTTCGTCACGGTGCGGATGCTTCGGCCGTCCTCGACGCTCCAGGCTTCACCACCGGGGGCCACCTGGAACGAGAACGACGAACCACGCACGATCCCCGCTTCGATGTTGGCGGCGAGATCGCGACCGTAGGACGTGTCGGGCACGGGGAACTCATACCGCAGGCCAACCTCGTCCACGTGCATCCGCAGCGTGCCGGGGAACCGGGCGAGCGGATAGTTCGGGTCGTGGTTCCACAATGCCCGCGTCTCAAGCGGACGCTTGCGGCCACGACGCTCCGCGACGATGCCGAAGGCGCCGGGGTCGAGCCGCTCAACGAATTGGCCTTCCAACTCCAGCGAGTTGACGCCGAACTTCGCCGCATAACCGACGATCCACTGGCGATCGGTGCCGTCTTCACTGCGGCTCTCAACCGCCAGGAGCGGCACCGCCGACTCCACTTCGTCAATCGCCAGTGCCCTGCGTTCGATGTTGCCCATGATGCTCCTGCCCTCCTCGTCTGCGGCGTTCATTTGTTCAACCAGTTTGCGACTCCAAGCCCAGCCGGGATCTGAGCCCCATAGCGCCCAGGCTATACGCCCGTTACTCGGAAACCCGTCTTCGCCTGGGCTCCAGCCCTTGCCTTGCTTGTCGATCTCGTGCCTGTCGAAGTACGCCTTCATTCGGCGTGCCGTCTCTGGGCTGATCGTCACTCCGTTGCTCAGGTCGCGAGCGCGGGCCACGCCGACTGCCGTGCCGCCTCGGCCGTACTCGCTTCGCCAATCAAGCCCCTTCTGTGCCTCGCTCCGCACGCCTGCCGGGGGCGTGAAGTCGATGTGGTCGAACTTAGCCACGCTTCCGCCCCTTCCGCTTCGATCGCGTGATCTTCGGGTCATCGGGGTCAAATGTGCCGCTGTTTCCGGTTGCTGACTTGACTGATGTAGGCGTCTGCGCAACAGCCCATAGGATTTTTTTTGTCCTGCGGTCAATCAAGATTGTTCCATCATGCCCCGGGGGTGCGTCGAATGTTTTCGTGTCTCCAGCAATCGCGTAGTGCGGATTCCGAATGGTCATGTAGAGCGGCACTACGCGAGCATTGTCCTTGCCTGCATACGGGGAGTACGGGCCGTAGTCGCCTTTGTCTGCCGACGCGTAGATTCCAGGGCCGAGCATTCCCTTTGCAGAGGGCTTGAACTCATCAAAGTCTGAGCCTGTTCCGTGGTACACAATCAAGGGTTCACCGCTTTCGCTCACGACCTTGGAGTCGCCAAACCACTTCGTGAATGCCTCGGCCTGCTCTTGGGTGTCAAACTTCTTCTCGGCCCAAGCCTTCACTTCCGGCGTCGCCTCACCGCCACCTCCTGAAGATCCGCTATCTGATCCGCCGCCATCGCCAGACGAGCCCCCGTCAGAATCTCCGCCGCCGCTTCCGCCCGGCGCACACTTATTGCCGGGCTTGAATCCGCCCGCGCCGGTGCCGCAGTCACGGCGGGCACTGCCGCCTTTGCGAGTGGAGTTCTTGCTTTGCGACAACTGGCTCAACTGGTCAAGCGTGTCGGGAGTTCTTTTCGTCCAATCGGCGTTAGATAGGACAGCATCCAGTGCGATCATTTCCGTTTCCCCCCGGCGACGACCTTGCCTTTGATGACGCCGCCGAGGACGACAATCTCCTGCTCGGTGACACACCCCATGCCAGTGCTTGCCGTGCATAGCACGCGCGAAACGGGAACCTTCACGGTAACCAGCCCGCCGATGTCGGAACTCATGTCGTCGGCGAACATCTCTGCAGTCTTTCGGTTCATCGAAAAACTTGAAGCGGGCTGTAGCGAAATATCTTCGCTATCGGACGATTTGACAGCGCCTTGCTGACTTATAAATCCCCGGTGCAGCGTTAGTTCTTTGATACCCTGCTGCTCAAAGTAGTCCTGCGTTGCGTTGTATTTGGCGCGGATAACTTCCCTGACGGCGCTGCTGTTCGCGACGATTTCCTCAACGCCTTTCATTCGCGAGACTTCTGCGGGACCGAGCAAAGGGGACGCGTCGTACTTGCCTAGGTGCCCAACGTCAGCCTTGGCCAGTTCAGGGAATTCGTAGGCGAGTTCTTTTGCGATAGCCTTTTGAACCCCAACTGCAACTGGCTCGCTGTCTCCTGACGTGCTCGCCCAGGTGTCAACAATACCCCTGACTAGCGCGTGCCTTTTCTCGTACCCCGGGGAGGCGCCCTCCCTGTATCGCTCGTGATTGAATCCAGTGGCCGCTAGTAGCGTGTCCGGCACGCTACTCTCTTCCATCCCGACCTTGTCGAGCTTTTGCAGAAGCAGTTTTGCGACTTCCTTCTTGATCTCAGCTCTTTCGCGAACCTGTTCTGGATCGCTGCCTGTAGCCAAACTAAGAGCCTCCTTTGAGGCTCCACGGAATACCCGCTCAAGGTCTCTCTGCGATGGCTCGCCGGAATCGCTGCCAGCAGAAGATTCACTGCCGCCACCGCCGCCCTTATTCGTCCCGCAGGAGTTGTCGATCCCGCCGCCTTCACCCGTCGGGCAAAAGCCGCGCCGCTCAATCGTCGCCTGCACGGCCCGCAGAATGCGGACGCACCGCAGCACGGCGTCGGCGTCTCCCTGTCGCGTTGGGCGAAAGACGGCGATCACTTACGGCGGCTCCGCGACTTCGGCTTGTCCTCGCACTCGTCGCACGGCTCCGCGGGCGTGATCGTCTGCGGGCTGTCATCCACCCACACGTCAACGTCGATGCCAGCCGCCTGGGCCGCGTCGGCCTTGAGCGTGTCGCCACCCACGAGCAACACCTGAGAGAACGACTCCGCGTAGTCGCCCAGCGCGTCCGTCACGGTCTGGCGGTCCTCCTCGGGGCGACGCGAGATCATCACGACCGTGTTGCCTTCGGACACCGCCTTGCGGGCGAACTCGCCCCACATGGCGGGGTCGGCCGCAAAGGTGCGATCGAAGTCGATGGAAATCGTGAGGGCGCGGGACTCGGGGATGGAGCGGGCCGCGGTGGCCTCTGGCACCGGGGCGGCCGGCTGGGCGGCCGGTTGCTCCTGCGGCTGCGGCTCGGGTTCCTTCTTCACGACGCCAGCCAGGATCGTCTCGATCATCACTTGCGGGGTCTGCGGGAACGCGGCCAGCAGGAGCGCCTTCGCCGCGTCCTCGGTGATGGTGCCTTGACGGAACTGGTCAAGGACGCCGAGCACGGTCGGGGCGTCGGCCGGCACCTGCGGTTCGGCCGCGGGCTCGACGGCAGCGGGCGAGGGATCGACAGGTTCGGCCGCCGCCTTCGTCAGCGTGGTCATGTTCAGCTGCACGAACCGCTCGTCACCACCCTCGACAGGGTTCATGTTTTCGGCGGATCGGATGTCGTTGACGCTCAGAACTCCGAGCGTTGCCATTTGCGAGTAGTACGCCGCTCGGCCGGCAGCATCGGCCCGCAACGCACCGCGCGTGTCAAACTCCGCGAACAGGTCGCCATCCGCAATGAGATCGCGACTGATGGCAGACTCGATGCGGCGCAACCACGGCATCAAGCCGTTCTGCAGGTAGTCCAGCGACTGCTGCTCAATGTTGCTGTAGGACGAACGCGACAGGTCGCCGACCAGGTGCGGCGGCACGCCGTAGAGTCGGCACACTTCCTCAACTTGAAACCGGCGGGCTTCGAGGAACTGGGCCTCTTGGTTGTTGCCGCCGAGTTCGTTGACCTTCAGGCCGCCTTGCAGGACCGCAGTCCGGTGCGCCCGGTCAGGGCCACGGTGGGCACGCTCCCACTGATTTCGCGTATTCTCGGCAGTCTCGGGAGAAAGCATCTGATCGGTGGACAGCACCACGCCAGGCCGGGCACCATTGCCGAAGAACGCCGCTCCGTGGATTTCGCACGCTCGCGAAAGCCCGATCGCATCCTTCGCCAACTCAACCGGCACCAGGCCGTTGACGCCGTCGTCAGACAACCATCGAAGCATCATGATCGCGTCTTGAGCGTAGACGGTGCTTTGCCCCGAAGCCTCGCGATACGTGTACCGCAGCCGGCCATTCTCGACGCGGTCTACCTTCATCCGCGATGGGTGCAGCACCACCAGCTGCGTCTGTTCCCCGGCCCCGCCAATTTCCACGAACGCCTGCCCGTGCGTCAGCAGGTGGAGCATCAACTGCTCACGCCATTCGTAGGAAGTCTGCCACGAGTTCGGCGTGTCATGCAGGACGCGATACAGCGGGTTCTCGCGGGCGAGTTCCTTGCCGCCATCCGGCAACCGCCGGTAGAGGTGCAGGGGCAGCCCGGCCACGCTTGACGACAGCACGCGAACACAGGCCAGCACGACCGTCGAACGCAACGCCGTTTCAGGATCGATTCGCACGCCGGCAGCGTTACCGCGCCCGCCAAACGAGCCAGACTCAAAATCCCAATGCCGCTCGTCAGCGCCGGGGAGCCACAGGATGCGTGAGTTCGGAGCGATCATATGAGCAGGATGGAGGGTTCTGTGGCTGGGCCTTTGATTTCCTGCGACACGTGGATGCCCATAGCCATGACCAGCGCCACGATTCCGTCAATCCGTTCGGTGCTCTTGGCCTTGCTCGGCTTGATGTTTCCGTTGTGGTCCCGCTGAATCGCCACGTTGCCAGCCTGCCACGCCAGAACCGGATGCCCGCCGTGCAGCAATTTGCCCGAAACGACAGCCGACTCGAGTTGCTTCGCGGCCGGGCTGATGGTTCCATAGCCCTGTCCAAAACCTACCACTGAAAGCCCGTCCCCTTGCAGTTGGTTCGCCAGCTGCGTCGCGTTCCAGCGGTCAATGGCGACCTGCTTGATGACGTAACGCTTGGAGATTTCGTTGATGTCTGCCCGCACTTTGTCGAAGTCGGTGACGTTGCCCGGCGTCAGCGTCAGGTGCCCCTGCTTCGCCCACACGTCATACGGCACCTTGTCACGCCGCACCCGGTCGCGCATGTTCTCCTCGGGAATCCAGAAGTGTGGCTGCACCCAGTAGCGGCCCTCCTCAAGCGGAAACACGAGCACCAAGGCGGTCGTGTCATACGTGGTCGCCAGGTCGAGCCCGGCCCAGCACTCCCTGCCGGCGAGCGACACCGGGCAGGCCGAATTGCCCGATGCCCACTGGTCATTCCGCAGCCACCGAACGTCCTGCTCCGTCCACTGGTTGAGGTACAACTGCCGGAACGTGTTTTCGTAGGCGGGCAACTCAATCGCCCGCTGACACTCGGTCCGCAGAAAGTCGAGCTTCACCGAAACGCCTAGGTTCGGGTTGGCCTTCGCCCATACCTTTTCGTCCTTCCAGTCGGCGTTGATCGCGGCGGCGTAGATTGCCGGCAGGAACGAAGGGTCTTTCACGGCTCCGCTGGCGACGGCCTCGGCGTACTTCCAGATTTCCCAGCAGACGCTGCGGCGGTCATAGCCCGCGGTGGTGATGTAGACCAACAGCGGCTGCCGCCTCGCGCCCATGCTGGTCGCCATCACGTCCACCAGTTCACGGTTCGGCTGGGCGTGCAGTTCGTCAAAGATCACGCCGTGAGCGTTGAGTCCGTGCTTTGTGAAAGCCTCGGCTGACAGCGCCTTGTACGTGGTGTGCGTGTCCTCCCGCACGATGCTGTTGCGGAAGACGCGGAGCCTGCCGCGAAGTTTTGGCGAGTTTTCGACGCAGACTTTTGCCATCTCAAACACGAGCCTCGCCTGGTCGCGATCGGCGGCACATGAGTATATTTCCGCACCGGGTTCGCCGTCGAACATGAGCTTCAGCGCGATGCCGGCGCACAGGCTCGACTTCCCGTTCTTGCGCGGGATGGCAAGCAGGGAAGTGCGATACTTGCGGGTCTTGTCGGGCCGCAGCGTCCCGAAAAGTTTCCGCACGTATGCCTTTTGCCACTCCTCAAGCAGGAACGGCTTGCCGCCCAATTCGCCTTTCGCGTGCGTCAGGTTCTCCTCGAAGAACCGCACCGCGATTTCGCCTGGAGACTCAGGCGAACATTCTGGCGTCGTCGTCTGTTTTGTTCGGGGATTCTTCAACTGCCGACACCCTCGCGAGGGCCGAAGCGGTCAGCCCAAACTCGGCCGCGAACTTGAGCATCTGATTCCGAGCGTCGCGCTTCCGCAACCATGCAGGGTGATTACTCACCCTACCCTTGTCGTCCATCAACGTCGTGCCATTGGCCCGCAGTTCGGCGTCGGCCTGGACCATATCAGCGAACGAGTCGCAGTAGCCGGCAAGCGTCTGCTGATGTCGCGGGCTCATCACCCTGCTGGCTTCGAGCATCGGGACGATCCGGTCCCACTCGGCACGCGCGATGTCGCACATCCAATCCGGTGCCGGCGGAATTCCAGGGGCGACATCGACGCCGCGTTTGTGCGGACCGCGGACGCGGGAGCCCCGCATTGCGAGTATCGCCTTCGGCGTCGGTTTGCGGCCTTTTCCCACGGGAAAGTTCAAACTCCCAATTTCAGCCAAGCGTATGCACGTT